CTGAAACCGAGACGACGTCAGAGCGAATTAACTCTCTAACGTTAATCGATGGGATTATGGCCAACCTGTCCCGGGGAGGCCCGGGGAGGGGGACCACCTTCACCTGTGTGAAGAAGCTGCGACCTCATATCTTGAGGTATGCGTCACTTCTTCGCGCAAAGGTAGTCCAGGGTAAAACGGCGAAGTTTACCCTACAGGGTGAGAGTTGTTACGACGCACTATTTCTAGCAAGAGGCTTCATAGAAGTCATTGCTGATTCAGTGCCGAAGTTCTTCTCTCTTCCGATGGAGGATCAATTGATCTTCTTTCTTGTTGCAAGGGACTGGCCAGCGGCCAAATTCACTAAGTACGCTAAACATTGTACTGCGTACCCAATGGCAAAGTTCCTCAACAATCCACTGCCAGAGACCCCAGAGGGGTTTAAAGGAAATCCCCTCTTCTCTGGTAAGGTCAAGCGCCTGTTAAAGGCACGTATCGTCTCCAAGACGGATCGAAATGCAAGACTCTTCTTCGGGATTCTTCAAGGCGTCAAACGCGCTGCTGCTCCAGTTACTGAGGACTTTGTCCAACAGAGCTTTGAGAAGCATCGTAAGGCACTTTCTGAAGAACCTAGAGGAATCGAGCCCGATTCCGATCACCGCGCGCGCTACCAAGAAATCTTTGATAGATTTAGATACCCACAGGAGAAACTATTTGAAGCTTCTGCAGCGGCATCATTTCAGTCGAAGAGATCTGAGGGCGGCTCCAGGGAATGGATCCGTGAGAAACAGGAGGAAGGCCTCATCCGTATGGTTGAGGTTCGACCAGGTATGGTCCAGGAAATTCGAGGCAAAGTGCTCCCGACTTTCGATGAAGCCGTTAAATTGGCATCATCTGGATCACACAAGGTTATGGTTTCTGCAGTACTTGAGCCATTGAAAGTTCGACTAATTACCAAAGGCGATAGCTATCGCTATTGGGTCAGTCGCTTTTATCAAAAGGCTCTTTGGAGGTACTTGCAGGAATTTCCTCAGTTTGTTCTCACAGGTCGGCCCTTAGGGGTTGGAGACTTAATCGATCTCAAAGCTCGAGAAGCAAAGCTTGGGCTGGCATTTCCAAAATGGGTTAGTGGTGACTATTCAGCCGCCACGGACTCATTGGATATCCGGCATACCAAAGCTGCTTTTGAAGCTTCGCTTCGGATGGGTCTGTTCGAAGCACGTCCTGAAGTTTTGGACGTCCTGCGATCTGTACTTTATGAGCAGGAAGTTCATTACCCTGCCAAGAGTGGTCTCGCTCCAATAACGCAGACGACGGGGCAGTTGATGGGAAGCACTTTGTCTTTCCCAATCCTCTGTGTCGTCAACGTTACTGCATATTGGAGAGCACTTGAAAGATACCTTGGTAAAGATATCGATGTACGTGACCTACCCGTACTCGTGAATGGGGATGACATCCTATTCCGAGCAAACGACGATCTATATGACCTGTGGCAAAAGGAGATTCGTGATGTTGGATTTGAGCTATCATTAGGGAAGAATTACATTCACCCCGAGTACCTAACTGTAAATAGTCAGTTATACTCAGAAAAGGGAAATGAATTACACTACCTAGGGTGTCTCAACGCAGGACTTCTCACCGGACAATCAAAGATTACCGGAAGAGAGACCGCTCGAACTGCTCCCATATGGGACTACTATAATGAGGTCGTGCACAATGCTGTTAACCCGGAAAGGGCTCACAAGCGTTTTATGCATTACCACAGTAGTACTATAAAGGAACTCTCGTTACTGAAAACCCGGAACCCTAGATGGCAAGAGGGCAGTAATACGGAGAAGAAGTATATTCTTACAACGTACAACCTTTTCCTACCATTCGAGAGAGGCGGTCTAGGATTTATTCCTTACCCAGGGATGAAAATTCGGCTTACTTCATTTCAGAGGCGTTATGCTTCCTACTTGGAGAAGGCTTTTCTTTCCGATCCTGAGAAGATTCCAAAGATAGCGCTTGTGTCGAAAAGAACGCAACACAAGCTCACATATCATCACGAGCCACGGTGGACTGTTGGACCTAAGATCGGTCCGCAACAAGAATTTGTTGTTGTTCCCGAAGACAAAGAGGTCTGGACCCCCCCGCTTGCATTGGATGGCGAGATTGAACGCCCTGAGATGGTTGTTAGGAAACCCTACAAACAGCTCAAGGACTTTCGATCAAGCACCAGTCCACAAATGGGGGATTCCAAAATCTTTGATTTCGGAATGCAACTGCTAGAGCAACGCTACCAGGAAGGGAAGACTAATCCCGATCCCGAGAAAGTATCCACAATTAAGGAATACATTCGGGTAACAAGGGAAAAGTATCTGGGGGATGAACTGATTGATTTTAATTATCAGACCCTACCCAGACGAATCTTCACAATTCCAGAGTAAGCGCAGGTAGTCACACACTTAAGAACCCAAAACGGTTTACTTCCGTACTAAGATCTACGAACAAAGTGAAAACAAAATAAAATTATAAAAATAATACTTTGAGATCGGAATGTCGACAGACTGCACGGGTTCCGTTTTGCACGATTAGGTGAGGTTGAAAGACCAAGGAACGTAGTAGAGTTAAATACTTATTTTTATGTATTTTTAATTCTTTTCGTTTAACTCGTAACGCGCCGTTGATTTATCCGGCTTGCGTTAACGACTCTTGAACGATATATCCAGAGACGTTTGCAAGGTCACCTATGCACCGTTGTAAGTGCAACTCGTGTGTGTGATGGACAGTCGCTCTTTTAGTCAAAGAGGCAGTACCTACAAATGACGAAAAGCAACAACAAAAGAAGAAACAACAACAGGAGCAATCCCGTCTCCTACAACGCCAAATTGGCGCCTACCAAACCACTTGTTCAACAAAGAATTTATAGTGGCAAGGATCTCATCGTGACTAATGTCCAAGGGGTAACCCCCTTTGGTTCATCAGATTATTCGATTAATCCTCGCCTGGTTGACAAGTTTCCATCAGCCAGTCTTACTGCACAGAGATACGATATGTACCAATTCGATGAACTGGTCTTTCGTTTTCACCCCACAACAGCTGTGACAACGACGAAAGGCGTTCTCATCCTAGGATGGGAGCCCAATGCGAATAGGGGACCTCCCGACACGATTTCTCAGGTTAATGCCTTTGAACATCATGCGGAGGGCCCTATCTACTCGCCCAACATTATCCTTAGAGTGCCGAAGGCATCCTTAGGTGGTCCACGATACTGTAGATCAGGTCCGACCATGTCAGACTTGAATCTCTACGATTGTGGAAAGTTGATCGTTGCCAGCGATGATGTAACAGGCTCCGAGGGTGGTTATGTCGAGGTTTCCTATAAAATTAGGTTCTTCAACTACCATCTCGAGGAGGGAACCGCGGTTCAGAACCGGGTTGCCCATGCCATACTCATCGGGGGTCCACAGACTATCTCGGCGTCCGGAATTTCCGAACCCGTGATATTCAATTCTCTTACAGAAGACTTTGGAGGCGATGATACTGTAGCCTTAAACTCTGGAGAACTCTTACTCCCGAAAGGGAAGTATTTGGTTCACGCGCAGCTATCGTGTAAGAACTCGGTAGCTGAAGAGTTTACTGCGTCGGTTGAAGTTACCTTTAACGGAGCGATCTTATCGCCTCGTTCATATGGTATCAACATGACTGCGGCTCCAGTCGGCCTCCCTGAGCTCAACGTAACGGCAGTAGCCATTGTTGAGTCAGATGGAACAGATACGGTAGGTGCACTGGCCTACTTACTTGGGGCCACCGGCACATTAACTGTGACCGATGGCGTAAGTAGATTGACGGTGACTGCTTTATCCTGATTTTCATTAGACACAACGGGAAACTCATCTGAAGTTTGGGATTCCTTAGAACACGTTCCTGGAAAGTGGCGACGATGTATTTACATTGTCGGAGTAAGTGGGAGCATTGCAACAATTGTCGCGATGCTCATCCAGCTTCTGTCCGTGGTTCGTGGTCTAGGATGAAACTACGATGTATTTGAGTGTGTCTCATGATTGATCCTCCGGTGGAAATTAAGGACATTGGAATGGTAATAATGAAGTAGCGCAGGGTATGAGTACCCCTAAGAGACGCTATGGATCACTATCACGACGAGGTTCTTGGTTAACCCCCTCTCCATCTCATCGAACGTAGCTCTGTCCTTTCTGAGCTATGTGGCGGTGTCGCTATGACACCGGTCCGCTGCCAGAACCACAACGGTACTGGTAGTCCTGCC